CGGGACATGATTTCAAAGCATGACGCGAAGATGTTTATTCATAGCCAGATTCTGGTTAAGACACAAGAAGAGCATCTCTGAGTTCACTAATTTTTGAACAAGTTTATCATATATGTCCAATATTTGAGCGTCAATTTCTCGGGCATTTTTTTACTTTCCCCCTCCTGTTTTTTCAAAAAAGCATCCAGGCATTCCTGAGTGACCTCTGACCACGACTTCACTATAAGAACAGGAAGGTCTCGGAACATAGGGTCAAGATCCGAAGAATGAAGAATTGGATAGCAACCGAGGGCAAGGGCCTCCCAGGTGCGATGGCAGTCTAGGCCACCACCCCAGGGACTGGCAACAAAGGTAAACCCTTTTTGAATGGCCCAGGTCAGAAAACGGCTCGTCGGTTTTTCAGGGTAAAAAATCAGGCCTTTCGGAATCTTTTGAATCGCATCTATCCTATCCGCTCCATAACGGGTTTTCATGCTAAAATGGAAGTTCGCAAATATCGTAGGCTTCTTCGTCTCATTTCGCTCTCTTAACATAAGAAGCGCCTTTTCCTGCTGTTCAGATGTCTGCTGAGGTCCCCATGGATGTGCTGTATTCACCGATAGGGTATGATAGTCCATCCCTATGGGAATTTGGTAGACCTTTGTGGGATGAAAAGGGACCATATTCTGGGAAAACCAGGCAATTAGGCGCTTGTCATTCACGAAGGTCTTGGCTGCCTCCTGACTCGGAAAAATATCATAGGGGATTGTCTCATCGCAGTCGCCACTCACGAGGATAATTGGAACCTCAATTTGTGGCCACGCCCTTGCGATAAAATCTGGAATGGCGGAACCGTTCACATAGACGGTGGAATGAGACTTTAACAAAGGCCACGGATAATCATAACATCTGCGTGTGGAACTGATAGGATTTGGAGGATAGACATCACAACTTTTCATGATGCCCCGACTACTCACCATTATACAATCGCTTTCATTCATTCTTCTTCTTGAGTATTTTATTGAATTAAGCACTTAAGTGCCCGATTCAATAAAAACTAAATAAAAATGACCCCTCTTAAAATCGCTCTGTTAGGCCACGGAACAACCGAAATTCCCCCCAAGGGCTGGGGAGCGGTAGAATCGCTTATATGGAAATATTATCAAGAACTGACTGCTTTCGGACATTATGTCAGCATTCTAAATACTTGGAATAATGATGTAATTGTTGGATATTTAAATGCGCATCCATGGGATATTATTCATATCCACGATGATTCTCTCATCAATCTGGTTCCCGAATTAATTCATAAAGGACTAATTGTTGTTACCAGTCATTATCCTGCGATTCATGACAGGTCTGTATGGGATGACAAGATGACTGGCTATAACTTTGAAACTATGGTAGTGAAGCCCTTGCTCCACTATAGTAAGCAAATGAAACGAATTGTGGTCGGTGCTCTTTGTCAGAAGGACAGGGATGCGTTTGTTGCCATGGGCGTTCCTGAGAACCAGATATTTTTGATGGTAAATGGGGCATCGGCAAAGGAAATTGAGTGTGATGATAGACCAACAAATGGCCTGACAATTTGTTTAGCGCAAATCTCAGAACGAAAACGCCAGAAGGCCTTGTTTGGAATTCCGTCGGTTGTGTTCTATGGACCTAGTCCAATCCCTGTAAATGATTCGGCATATAAAGGGGAAATGTCTGGGATTGAACGGAATAGAACTCTGACAGAATATGAGAACATGGTTCTTCTCAGTACTAGTGAGGCGTCCCCTTTGGCCATTAAAGAGGGATTAATGGCGGGTCTCGGACTTGTTTTGAGCGAGGCGGTCGCATCTGAGATTCCTTCCATACCCTGGATTACAGTTATCCCTGAATCACAAATTTGGAATAAGACTTATATCCAGGAGGCCATTCAGAAAAATCGGGAACTATGTGCCGGTAAAAAAAGGGATATTCGGGAATGTGCGAAGTCATTATATGATTGGCCAGTTCTTATTGAGGCATATTTGGCAAATCTAACCCGATGTTTAGCAACTATTGTCTGAGGAGGTAATTGCGGATAGGAGGGAAGATGCGAGTGAAGTGTCATTCCAGCAAATGGCCGAACCTCCCCTTTCAAATTGCGTGGTCATTCGGTTAATATCAGAGGCACATAGGAAAGAACTGTCTTTGTTAAATCCTATCGCCCACTTACTATGGTCATTTACTTCTGAGAAGCCGATTGTTGGAGTAAATTGAAGCGTTTTTACATCAAAGACTTGTGGTTGGCTACAGAAGGGTCCTTCCGCAGAACCGCGAATCCATGATTCTACGAAAAGAGATTGACCTGTCGCAGGAGCAATACAGGCAGAATACAATTCGTTGTTCCATTGTGTGCTTTTCGCAAAATAGGCGAGAGAGTTGCCGGCGGCTGTCTGGAACTCTTGATGTTCACAGGTAGGGTCTGTGCGAAATGCCCCTTGAACCAGGGCCACCAAATTGGGAGGGGAGGAATACCCTATGCGACTGTCATAGATATCGGGAATAGTCAAAGTGGCAGATGTGGCAAGGGCATTAAGGGTATCGGCTGAAACGGTGAAACAGGCCACATTTTGACCATACATATACGCATTTGAGCCAAGGGCGTTGTACTTGGGAGTTTGACTAGGGCCGAGTGGAAAGAGGGGAATAGAATGGAGAAGAAGAAACCCTTCATTCACATCATTCCAGGCCCAGATGCCTTTCGTGTGGCCGACTGTGAAATTATATTGTTCATTATTCAAGTAATTCTTGGAATTAGGCACCGGCTCATCATTATATATCAAATATTCTGTGTCTTTGAGCCAAAGTTGCCCCAGCGTATTCGCTAACGCCCCCACAGTTGTACTATTCATGCTATGTTTTGAGGGAGAAAGGGTAGTCCCGTCGTAATATAAATATTTGGAGCCGGAGGGTTCTTTAAATTCAACCCATATATCAACTGATTCTCCAGAATCACCGATACAAGAGAGTGAATATATAGAAGAAATAGCAAAAAAGGTCAGAAGGAATTGGAACATTTTGCGCCCCCCTAATTCTTCGCACGAAACCTAAACCCAGAACCCTATTCGCCACTAAGGATGGACTTGCTATGTAAGCCTTTATCTCAGATAGCAACTACATCTTGTGGAGCACAACTCCACAAGATGGACCCGCAACCAATTATTGTCACGGGACCAGCAGGTTCTGGGAAAAGTTATTGGATTCAGACCTATGCGAAAGAGAAGGGGAAACAGTTGCTCACTTGTCCGTGTCGAAAGGATAGGACTTTGAGAGAGGGTCGACAGAAACTTCATATTTGGGGCAGAAGAAGAGAACAGACCCTTTTGTGGTTAGAGGGGGCAGATGATTTGACACCGGAGGCTCAGGCGTTTTTACGCAGGATTCTGGAAACGCATTCTGCGGATGTTCAGTTCGTTCTGGAATGTCGAGATGCGGGGAAACTCCAGGAGCCCATTCGCAGCCGGTGTGTCATCCAGAGATTCAATTTGCCAACAAAAGAGGAATTGACGGAGTTTGTCCAGAAGAGTTATAAAGGTGTTGATTTAGATGCGATTTTTACCTATTTACAGGGGGATGAGTACAGTTATCGGCGTATGAAGCACTGTATCTTTTTACAGCAACAGTATCCTGGAACATGGGAGAGTATCCTGGAACAGAGAGTGGAGGAACGGGTAGCGGCTGCGAATCCGAAAGGGGATTTATTGTTGGAATATCAGGACAAGGCGATGAATCCTGAGATATTTGTTCAGGGAGTTTTGGAGAAGAAGCCGGAATTACTAGAACCTTACGGTGAGTGTTTGGAGTTGGCGGGGTCTACATGGGCTTTTTTATCATACGCGCTATAACACGATCTAGAATTCAGTTCGTATAAAGGAGAATGGCAGATATCACGGGAGTTTATTCCGACGCTCGCTCGGAATACACGAAACAATTGTGTAATATCTTAATTCCTCCCTATTTCCAATTTTTCCTTGGAATTCTTGAGAAGGCGCGAGAGGAGGTCACAAAGACGAATGAGCCAAAGAAACTCCTATGGCAGTTCCAGACATTTTTGAATGATATTCCCGAATGGAACATGGAGAAAGTGAATACGGAGATTGCCGGCCTTCAGACGAGTTGTGCCTGTGATTACATGGAGGATTTGCTTACGGCAGTCTTTATAGCCCATACGAAGGTTTTAACGGCGATTCGAGTTTCAGCCAAACAGAAAAAGGTTCAGATTACGGTTCCAAAGGTGGAACATTTTATGTTCAAGGTTTTGTGCGAGACTTCCAAAGTGCTTTGGGGAAATAGTTTTTTGTTCCGAGATGGAATTTCGAGCATGGAGAAGCAGCAGAACTATCGAACAGTGGAGGGGCTATTAGCAGAGGGGATACACCAGGCTATAAGGGCTATGGTTCCGGTGAAGAACATCTTGAAGGATTTCGTATCAACGGATGATGGGGAAGAGGAGGAAGAGAAAGGGAATAGGGAGGAGGTTAAGGAAAGTCCTGAGGAGCAAAAGGAAGAGGCAAAAGAGGAACAAAAGGAGGAACAGAAGGAAGAGACAAAAGCGATTGAAGAAGTTAATAGGGAAGAATTGAAAGAGGAACCAAAGGAGGAATCGCAGGCAGAACTACAACTAAAATCAGAACATATTCTTCTGAATGATTTTGACATATCCGGCAACAAAAATGAAATTATTGAGGAGGCACCAGAATCTGTAATTACTGAGCAACCCATTATTCGAATTAATACGGGGAATGGTCCTCGTGTAGGTTTTACTCAACTAGATACTATGTTTGATACGGAATTTGATGGAAATGATATAATTGAGGAGTCAGGAGAGGAGGATATAGGTGGTTTAGAAATTTTGGATGGAGAACCAGAACCCTTGGATTTTGGAGATATAGATACTCTTGCTGGAACTGACCCCTTGGATGCGAAGGATGAGCCGATTGAGACTGGGGATTATGATGTACTTGTCTAACTTTGTTAGAAAAATAGAATATTTTATACAAACGATAAATATTTCAAACCATCTGCTGGTTTGAAATATTTATCGGTATATATTGGAAATGTCACTTTCAATATAAAAGAGTCTAAGAATTTTCAAATTTCAACATTCAAGGGTCTAAAATGATATACTGGTGTGGGCAGGTTCTCCACATTTTTTCCACCGGCATACAATAATGCCCCCCTGGCTTCCTTGGATGTTTGTTGGCGGAATCGCGTTCATGGTTCTGTCCTTTCTCGCCTCGAAGTATCAAGAAAAACAACATAAACCTATCGCTTTTGCCCAGGATTTCATTAGTGGTGCTATTCTGATTTCCCTTCTCGGTGTCATGATTCCAGATGCCTTCCCAGCATTCCCTCTAACATCCTCCGACATGGCTCTTCCAAACTTTACAAAAATGATGGAGACGGCAGTCGCATCCAGCGATGATATGGATATTCAAGTAGGTCCTATACGAAGATAAAGCGAGACGGATACTCGCTTAAAAACCCGTGTGCGAGACGGATACTCGCTTAGCACCCTAATCCATACACATGTATTCCAGCCTCAATCTTGCCTTTGTACTTAAAGGAATCAAAATACGGCTTTCGTATTTGGTCTTTTGGCATGGCGTCGTGGACATTATGGGCGATTGCGATATAGAGACTGAATCCAGGATATTTCTCGTCTCCATCCCTATCTTCATACACGGTTTCACCGTCATCGTCAATTGTCCAGGACCACAAAAGATTGAACACGGGGCTGACTGTTTCATAGACTTTCCAATTTCCTTCTTGACTCAACAAGGCATTTGAGCCCTTCTTTCGTTTCGGATGCTCATCGTAGAGCCCTTCCAGCAAGGAAATGGCGAGCCGACTGAGGTCAAAGGAGGGATTGGGTAGAATCTTGGGTCGCTCTATAGTATAGAAGGGTCCGAAGTTGTACTGGCCACCGGCATCGTGGTCTGGCCAGTGGTCATCCGAAATCCACATTTGACCCTTAATTTTGAAGATGGAACGCCCGAAGTCAATTAGACTGAAAATGCGTCCATAGGTCGGCACTCTCCATATCTGTCCATCGCCTGACTTGTAATAGAGAAATTCCTGGTCCGTTCTCCTCCAGACAATGTTATTTGTGTGGAGGTCATTATGTGTGAATGCGATTGCCTTTTGAAGAAAGGAGAGGTTGGCGATTATCTGGAAGAGCCATGCGAGCCACATAGGGTCCCATTTGTCAGTTCCTATTCGCACAATTTCATTTGTCAGAAAATTGGGAATCTCTTCCAAATCCAACAAATTGTCTAAAATACCCTCCTGGGCTTCTTGGCAAATCAAAATGACTGGCATGGACGAGAACTTGAGTGTGATATCGGCCAAAGTTGAATCCGATTCTTCATCTGAATCATATTCCGATTCCGAATCCTCATCCGAATCCTCATCCTCCGAAGAACCATCTACACTCATATCCACTCGCTCAATTGTTATCGCAGGTTCCTCTTCAGCCGTATCAAAAGCATCAAAAGAATGGAGGCTTCCCCTATCATCTCCAATATCAATATCTCCTGTTTCCAATTCCTCAATCTCAGATTCCTCTAAATCCTCAAAGGGACAATCCAGGGATATACCGCTCACATCAACCTCTATAGTCGCCCCATGCGCCTTTAAGCCCCGCCAGAACCACCGACAGTTCCTATAGGACTCATATTCATCCGTGATTTTGTAGCGATAATCTGTGGCAATTCCTGTAAAAGTCCCATAAGACATACAACCATGTGGAGTTAATCCCCTATGTCTTAATTGACCAAGAACAAAAGATGCGATGGCATCGATATAGGCTTGATTGCTTGTGCTATGGAGTTTGAGAAGGGCAGTTTTCCAGCCGGCATCTCCGACAGGCAGGAGGGGATGGCTGGGAATCTTGTATTCATTGCGAAGTAAGGTAATGGGGTCGAGGAGGTGAACGGTTTTGATGAATGCGCGTCCTCCTATTTGCTGATTGGAGACATCTGAAAGGGTAACGGATAGAATACGACTATCTGAGGTATCTCTTCCTTTCCATTCTACGATTTGATAGGGATGAGGAAGGGATGCCTCGGACCTCGAACTGACTTCTGAGAAATCCCAGGAATCTATACCTGGATGATAGCGTTGTAAATGAGATATGTGGGGAAAGGTGGTTCGTTCTTCTTCTGTGATTGGTTTATCATGACATGAACTCTTCATTATTTCCTGTAGAATCGCCTTCATAGCAGAAGACATAATCTCTCCTTTGACTCGGGGGATTCTCAAATCGTGTGATAACGCAGTTCATTTTTAAGTCGCTACCATCAGAAATGGCCACGACAGCAGGTGCTATGAGTGTGAACCTCCGGAAGTTCAATATGAAGGATATACCCCAAGACGCGGTGGCGATTTTCATAGGTCGCCGTCGCACAGGAAAGTCTACCCTTGTAAAAGACCTGCTTTTCCACCATCAAAATATGCCGCTTGGAACTGCGATTTCGGGAACAGAGGAGAGCAACGGCTTTTTCAAGAAAATGATTCCTCCTATTTTCATTCATGGTGAATATAGTCCGGTGATTCTGGCAAATTTTGTAAAACGCCAGAAGTTGATTATGCAGAAGATTATGCAAGAACAGGATGCTGGTCGTGTTAGCAAGTTGGACCCTCGATCTTTCTTGATTCTGGATGACTGTATGTACGACGATTCCTGGACCCACGATAAGAACATCCGCTATCTGTTCATGAACGGGCGTTGGTTGAAGGTGTTCTTCTTGATTACGATGCAGTTCCCTCTCGGTATCCAGCCATCTCTCCGAACGAATGTGGACTATGTGTTCATTCTGAGAGAACCCTATATGTCAAACCGAAAACGCATCTTTGAGAACTATGGGTCAGCCTTCCCCTCTTTCGAATTCTTCTGTCAAATCATGGACCAGTGTACCCAAAACTATGAGTGCCTTGTGATTAATAACAATACCCAGTCCAACAAATTAGAGGATGCCATTTTCTGGTACAAGGCGGAGATGCATGGGGATTTTCGTATTGGTGCGCCAGAGTTTTGGGCTCATTCGGCGGCTTTGATGAAGGAGAAGGATGAAGGCGAGATGAATGCCTACGACCCGGCAGCCTTGGCAAAACGAAAAGGACCTACCATAGCCGTCAGGAAAATGTAAACCCTTCTAACGATTCTATCGTTAGAGGTGGGCTTAGAATTGAAGAGTAATGATAAACCTGTTCTTACTATTAGAGGATGACAGGGGACATACGACATATTATGGGATTTATCTTTATAGTGATAGCCATAGCGGCCTCTGTGATTATTTACTACCAGAGACCTTTAGTGGATACGGATGGCTTTACAAATTTGGAAGTTGCCTATTTGAGTCAGCAGAGTCCTACATCGGGTCGTGGGGACCCTTTTGCGCGTGATACTATGATAGGGGGTGCTCTTGATACTCCACATCTTTTAGAACCAGGGAATACGGATGTAGGTGGAAATTGTGGTACAGATGCGAGAACTCCCGAGAAGCCGTTTGCTACCTGTAAGTCTCCCTATCGATGCGTGAATGGCTATTGTAAATCAGATGAGCCAATTCCTTTACCGGCTATTACGCCTCTCCCTATTCGTCCTAGGAGGTTCACGAGTTGTCCCAAAGACTAGTCTTTGGGACAATAAGAACACGAGTTGACCCAAAGACTAGTCTTTGGGTCAATAAGAACACGAGTTGTCCCAAAGACTAATCCAACTGATAAATTATAACCAATTAATTCCAAATATATAGAATAGAATATGGCAAAAGGACGCGTAAATCATATGGGCATAGTCTCCTTGTTTATAGTGCTAATTATTGTGGTAGCCCTCTCTACGGTCATAATGCGTTCCATTATGTCCTCTATGAGCGGGTTTGAAGACGCACCGGCATCTCAGAACATGGCCGCTCTGACCACCTCTACTGGCTATGATGGTCAGACTCCACCTACCATGGGCGGCATGATTTCTCCTCTGTGCCGCAGCCCCAACGGCTCTGGACAGCCCTGCGATGATGCCAACTTCTGCGATGGAACCACACAGGCATGCGTGAAGAAGGCTGTATTTAAAAATAGTTCTCTGCCAGATGTGGATGGTTATTTTTCGTAAATACATAATGATGTAAAAATATTATTATTTGATACAAATTATTTATATCAAATAATATACCCCTATTTTTATACATATTACTCCTTCTTCTCATCCTTCTTCTCATCCTTCTTCTCATCCTTCTTCTCACTAACACTCTCAATCTCAGCAGCCTCCGCAGCCTCCGCAGCCTTCTCTGCTGCCCTCTTCATCTTGCGTTCCAGGACAAGGTCTGCTGGTCCATTAAAGATAGTATTGGTTGCCGCACTTTGAGCGGCGGCCGATTCAGCCTCCGACACAGGAGTCTCATTATCGGCCTTTGTGATTCCAAACAAGGGCTTGTTGTCCTTCTCACCCTTGGGCTTTCCACCCGTCTTCCTCTGTTCTTCAAAGAAGGCTGACTTGCTATCCTCGTTCTCCTTGTAGCGCTTCATGAGGGTATTCAACTCATCCTGTGCGTACTCCTGGTCTTGTACCAGATGAGGCTTGGGGTCCCAGGGTGTCCACTTGCCCACTTCAGCACAGTAGATGTTGTGATACTTGTCATTCTTCTGAAGTTTCTTGGCACGAACCTCTGCCTCCTTTTCATCACGGGCTACGGCACGGACCTTGAATCCCCGAATGCTTGTACGGAAGTCATTCTTGGCATGGAACTCTTCCTCCAACTTGGCCTGTTCCTTGAATAAGAAGTCTTCCCAGGCCTCTCCTATCTTTGTCTTATTAATGTCCTTCTGCTGTTTACGGACAAAGCCCTGATAGGACTCTATAACGGTGTCCATCTTAACACGGCTCGCCCGGCACAAGTCAGCGGCATCTGTTACACCACTGGCATCCAATCTGTTTGCCTTCTCGTCGAGTCCCCGGTTAATCTCGTTGACTTGGTCAGCCAAAAAGGCCTCCATATTCTTGACCTTCCACTCGACCTCGTAGTTCTGGAGGAAGCGTTCAAAGAAGAAGAGGTCCTTCTTCTCAAGAACATTCTCAGGACTCAGGAAACTGACAAGGGCATACTTTTGTCCGGATACGGGCTCATCCTCATCCAAATAATCCTCAATTGGTTCACTGCTTTCCTTGCTCTTTGACATCCCTTCTTCCGGAACAATGTAATTTATGCTTTAGACTGGATACGCACCTCCACTTTTTTCCTTACCAAGAAGTATAGAAATGGACTCCGGAATTGCTGAGATTATCAACCGTGTTATCAAGTATCTGATTGAGGGCTTGGTGGTTGCTGCCGCTGCTCTGTTAATTCCCCGCAAGACCCTGCCTATGGATGAGGTTGCCACCTTGGCCGTCCTCGCCGCAGTTGTCTTCGCTATCCTTGACGCTGTAAGCCCCTCTATGGGTGTTACTGCCAGACAGGGTGCCTCCTTCGGTATCGGCGCCAACCTGGTCGGTTTCCCCAGGGGCCTGTAAATAACCCCTAACCAACAACTATAACATATCCAATTTTACCGAATCAGTAATATGGAATACAACATTAATAACATTAAGAACATTAACAACATTAATAACATTCCATATGAACATATTTGGTGCCTCACCCTATTCTCTGGTCATAAACACCAACAAGAATAGGCTATTATACGACTTTTTGTAGGTCTTTTTATAACAAACTAAAAACTCAAAAGAGTAATTTATGTAATTACGAACTTGAGTTTAACCCATTTTATTAGAATGCTTTTCCGCATCTTTACGGCATTATCCTTGGTTCTTCCTTCTTTAAGTGGGACAGGTCCTTCATCACTTTATTCCTTGTTGAATGGCATGACCTTCAATCCTCCTGGTTACACGGTTGTCGCCTATCAATCTTGTATGCAGAACCAAAACGCAGGCAATCCTTGTGGCTCTTTCACGAATTATGAAAGCAGTAATGGTCAATATACCTATCAAAAATATGGACCTGCCACTTGTTCTGGTTCTTGCTGTCGTGAGTTCCATTTGACCCTCGCCTGTGGACCTACGCTACAAATGAGCGGTGTGAATGAAAATCCTATATGTACCTATTCTGCCACCCTGTCTCTGCCTGAAGTATGTGGTGTGGACATGACGGTGGGGAATGAGGCGGCTTCGGTGAGTCCTTCTGCGCTTCCTCCTACACTCACTCCTACGAGAACTGGAACTGCCACACAGAGTGCTACACTAACGGCAACACATACTTCCACAGCAACCAGTTCAGTTAGTGCTACTACTACAGAAACCCTGACTGCCACGGCCACTATTACAGCCTCTGGAACAACCACTGCTACCCAAACCCAGACAACATCTTCTACAAGTACACCTTTGTTTGTAATCACGGCCTTCCCAACAACAACTGCTACTTCTACTTTAACTGCCACAAGTACACCCCTATTTATGATAACAGCCTGGCCTACAACAAGCCCTGTGAATGTAAGTGCCACAAGCACCCCTTTATATTATATGACAGCCTATCCTTCTTATGACCCTACAAATGGAACGGGTTTAGGTCTTCTGGGTTCTATTATTTCTGTGGCTCCTTCTGGTACATCTACCATTCTGGGGGCAGTTGCGGTGGGTATCGCAGGTCTTGGAGCGGTCGGTTTTGCGGCGAACTATTTACGAAAAGGGGGGTCTATTTCGGGACTGATTGGAATGGCGAAGGCAAATCAGGGAACCTTTCAGAATCTTGTGAAGGAACTTCCTATGAACGATAAATTGAAGAAGTCACTTCAGGATCCTAAATCCTTCCTATCACCTGAGCAAAGAACTATGGCTGAAAAGGCTGAGAAAGTAATTCAAGACCCGAATCAAATCCTGGAACAACTCCCTGTAAGCGATGCGGTAAAGGCGAAACTTCATTCCTATGTCCCAACATCAACCGACCAGATACTGAATGCGATTCAGCACCCTGAAACTCTGAAGGAGAATATTATTGGGGTAGCAAAAGACACCGCTATATCGGTGGCAAAAGAGAATGTCCCTGCTGGAATTCCTTCTTCTGTTCTTGCGGCTCTCATTCCAACTCTTCTTGCGGCCAAGGCATCTGAAACCGCAACTGTACATGAACCTGCGACAGTCCAGATTAGCCAGGCACACTTGGCTGCCCTTCTTGCGAACCAAACACCTCAACCCCCATCGAATCAAACTGGATAGAAAATAAAATTCCATTTATAAGTAAGGATGTCTGAAACAAAGACAATTATACCTGTTACACAATCTCTTAGGAATTCATTTTCAGCCTCCTATTTGATTTTGATGGGATATACCGGTTTGACAGCGATTGAGGCACTAAGAACACCTAGCGTAGAGGTGCGCCATATAATGAATATTGAGACAACTGTTTCCTTGGTCGCTGGCTTAGTGTATAGTATTTTTAATGAGATGATAAAGGCACCGACGATTGACCTTCATCAGATTACAAAAATGAGATATATTGACTGGAGTATTACAACGCCACTCATTATTCTTGTGATGACTCTCTTTTATTCTGGTATTAATCACCCATATTATACGGTGTATTTACAAATGATTATTTTTAATTGGTTGATGCTTGGTTCTGGATATTTGGGTGAAACTGGTGTAATAAATAAATGGACAGGATTTGGACTGGGCTTTCTCTTCTTTGGCCTCATGTTGCTAACCCTATATATTTGGTGCGTGGCTGGGACAAAGAATCATGCGGTTTTCTGGATATTTACTCTGATATGGTCGGGCTATGGAATAGCGTATTTGGCAGATGAAGAGACAAAAAATTTGGCCTATAACGGCCTGGATGTGATTGCCAAGGCTATCTTTGGTGTAGTTCTGTATATTTATTATGGAAAAGTGTTAAAATTTTAGGAGAACACAGAGTGTTCCTCAAACCGTCCTTTTCGTTTGTGTTAAAGCACAAACGAAAGTAGGGTTTAGAGAAGCTATGCTTCTCTAAACTGTCCGAATAAACTGCCACTTCATATCCGAGCAAATCCCTTTCCACGCTTGGTCCTGAATATACAATTTGTCCCTATTTTTCAACAAAGGGAAGCAGGCGAGATGTTCGTCCATCTCCAAAAGTTCACAAAATTTATATAAGATGTATCCATATGACAAAAAATTCCTGCGTCCTTTTGGAATATGCTTCTTGAAAGCCGGTTGGATTTCACGAAACATATGACGCAATTTCTCTTCATCCTCTCGGCTCATAAAAGGGGCATTTTGACCCGATAGGCGATTGATGATATGGGGAATATGTTCATAATATTTCGTTTCATTCATATGTCGCAAGATTTCACGAAGTTTTGTGCGTTTCAGACTCGCAAAATTACTGATGCGCTCCTTCTTGAGTTGGAGGAGAATTTGGTCATAGATGGCGGCTGGAATTTCTGTTGATTCTTTTGCCTGGAACTGAGCGAGCCATTCATTAAAATGATTAATCTTCTTATAGGCATAATACGAAAGTTCTCGGGGTGGGTCCTTATAAGATGGTTTATCGGAATCAATCAGAATAAAGTCCTTATTGCCACAAGAAGAACAGGTCAAGGTCGCCTCGTTCATACACATAATCATCTCGGCCCCACAATTATCACACTGGGTCCACTCGTCTCCGTCGGCAGTTTTTGCTAAACTCGGTTCTTCTATTTGTAAATACTGGTTCAAGAGTTCTGAACGCTGTGGAGCCCTGTGAAGAGTTTCAGGTTCTTTAAGTGCCCCCACACCATTTTCTTCTCTTTGGAGGTCGCCAAGGATGGCTAGGATGGACCCCGGCTTTGCCCTTGTTTGTGATGATATAGTGGCGCCTTGTTGGATTTTTTCTTGGATGTCGTAATATTCGAAGAGGATATTGCCGGTTCGAAGAAAATAATCATGTACGGAGTCACCGCTTTCGATGGAGGAGACTTTCTTTTCGAGGCGTTCTAGTTTTTGTTCGAGGGTCCAAAGTTCCGTTACAGACTGGGTTTTGCTAATTTTTTCTTTGAGGGCTTCTATTTCAAGTTTGAAGGAGGGGAGGCTTTCTTTGTCGGCCATGAGGGTGGCCATTTTTTGACCATGGAGGGCATCAAGAGTTGTTCGAGTCTCCGGGCCCCCGGCTTTTGGCCCTTTTGGCTTCGATGCTGATGTTGCCTCGGCCATCCTAGTCTTTCCTAGCAAAATCCATCAAGGTTTAAATGGTTGATGGATGAAACGCGAATTTAAAAAAACGCGGTTGGCCGAATTTTTTTTGTGTACAGAGGGTATATAAATGACAGGAGGTGGTTTAATGCAGCTCGTTGCCTACGGCGCCCAAGATGTGTACCTTACCGGTAACCCACAAATCACCTTTTTTAAGGTAATCTACCGTCGCCACACCAACTTTGCCATGGAGTCTATTGAGAACCCTTTCAACGGTGCTCCTAACTTCGGCAAGAAGGTGACTTGCACTATCCAGCGCAATGGTGACTTGATCCACCGTATCTACCTGCAGGCCACTCTGCCCCAGGTGACTGTCAACGCAGCCACTGATGGTTCTGGTGGTCAGTTCCGCTGGCTCAACTGGGTCGGTGAGAACCTCATCGCCTATGTTGAGCTCGAAATCGGTGGTCAGCGCATCGACAAGCACTATGGTGACTGGCTCCACATCTGGAACGAGCTCACCCAGGAGGCTGGTAAGCAGGCCGGTTATGCCAAGATGGTTGGCAATGTGCCCCAGCTCACCAACATCATCTTGGCTGGCGGTGCTCCTTGCGACAACCCTTGCTATGCTGGCGAGCCCAACACCTCCGAGGTGGTTGGATCCTGCACCCCCATGTACACCCTATATGTGCCCCTGCAGTTCTGGTTCTGCCGCAACCCTGGTTTGTCCTTGCCCTTGATCGCTCTCCAGTACCACGAGGTCCGCATCAACCTGGAGTTCAACGCCTTGAACAACCTGTGCTGGGACCAGGCCACTGGCTCTGACCCCCACTCCATCCGCAACCGTGTCGCCCAGACTGGCTTGGCGGCTGCCTCCCTGTACATCGACTACATCTACCTGGACACTGATGAGCGCCGCAAGTTCGCTCAGGTGTCTCACGAGTACCTGATTGATGTGCTGCAGTTCACTGGCGGTGAGTCCATCACCTCCTCCAGCAACAAGTTGAAGTTGAACTTCAACCACCCTTGCAAGGAGCTCATCTGGGTCGTCCAGCGTGACTCTTTCGTGTCTTGCGATGACACCGTGGTTGGCCCCTACAAGGGACAGCAGCCCTTCAACTACTCTGACTACTGGGACCGCTCCGTCCTGGAGTCTGGGTACTCCGTCACCCGTGTTGAGGGCATGGCTGGTGGTAACCCTGTTATCACTGCTCTCATCCAGCTCAACGGTCATGACCGCTTTGATGTCCGCGAGGGTGCCTACTTCAACTTGGTGCAGCCCTACCAGCACCACACCAACTGCCCTGCCGTTGGTATCAATGTGTACTCCTTTGCTCTCCAGCCCGAGCAGCACCAGCCCTCAGGGACATGCAACTTGTCCCGTATTGATAACACCACCCTGCTGTTGACTGTCTCCAACAACGCTGTTGGCTTGAACTTGTCTTCCACGGTTCGTGTGTACGCTACCAACTACAATGTACTGAGAATTATGAGCGGAATGGGTGG